GGGGCGAGCCCGATTGCAAGATCGTCAGGAAAGGAATCGCGAGATCGTCCTTCGTCGCGCCTTGAAAGCCTTCACCGGCAAAGCCGCTGAAGTCGTCGGCTGCTGTCGTCAACGCTGCGCCGTTAGGCTTCGGCGTCACGATTGCGTTCGCTGATGCTTCGGGCGCGTTCGCCGGTTGTGTGGGAGTTGCGGTTGTGGTGTCTGTCATTTCAATGCTTTCTTTGCTGTCTTCAACTCTGCCTTCTTAAACTGAAAGATGCTAAAGGATGGCGGCAGAGCGGTGCCCTTCTCTAGCAATTCCTTCACGAGCGCTTTCAATGTCGCAGCGTGAACAGATTCAACGTCTTCCGGAGTGACATCATAACTCATAATTTGCGCGTAGAGCGCTTCGCGTTGTTCTTCTGTCAACGTGCGCACGTCGACGACGTAGGCTTCTTTGATGACGCCACCGTGCCCGTTGTCGCGTAGCCACTTGTGCGCGAATGGGCGGTTCGCTTCGGTGATGCTTGCCTTCACATCGTCACGCACAACGAGCTTCGTGCCGTCGCTGAGCGTGTAGTCGGCAACACCGGCAAGCTCCATCGCTTCGGGTAAGACGGTGAGTTGATAGCGGTTCAAGTCCGCTGTGCATCGGTCGAGTTCTGCCTGTGCATCGGCAACCTCTTGCAACTTCTCGCGCAGCGTGCTCGCCATACGCACGAGCATCTGCAAGTGATCTTCTGTCGGCGTGTCGTTGTTGATGCCGCTGAAATCTGGATCAGCCATGTTGTACCTTGAATCTTTCTCTGAACGCTGCTTCAGTGCAGACGTATGATTTCGTGGAGTGCAGTTGGTTATAGTAGACCACTGCGGGCAGTTCTGTGCCCAGGACTTCGAGCACCGTCTCGGTGTCGATGATGCCATCTTGAGTCCCTAGAAGCACCGTGTAGACGATGTCAGTCTCGATCTCGACGTAGTCGGTGTCCTGGGCGATTGGGCCTTCTAGCATGCTGTCACCTTCGAATGATGCGATTCATCTCGGCTTCGATGTCTTCAGGCTTGATGACACCGCCACCTGTGTTCTTAATGGCTTCGGCGGCGAAGAGTTCGGCGTGTTGCTTCGAGCGAATCGCGCCTTCGGTGAGCATGACGACAGTCATCTCGTGTTCTACCATCAGGCGCGTCGACGGTGCGAGAGATTTTGTGTGCGCCATGAGCCGGTCCCACCAACGAGCTTTGAGTTCGTCGTCAATGAGTTGCTTGCGTTCTTCGGGTGTCATTCTGCATCACCCGGTTGGACGATGATGACTTGCTTGCCCATCGTCATCGCGATCTTCGCAACGTCTCGCGGGTCGACGTTGTCTTCGTCGCCAAATGCTTTTTCCCATTCGGCATCGGTCACGCCGGACATGAGAAATTGCCGCTCACTTGATGTGAGATAGGGGAAGACGTTTTGAATGAGTCCGCCATTCTGCCAAGCGTCGATGTCTGCTTGTGCGACGGGTAGGTCCATTGTGTGCCACTCGTCGGTGAGCACGCTCTTCTTTCGAATCAACATTGATTGCCTTTCTGTGTGTGAGATTAGATTATGCCCTATTTTTCTGTCGCGTTCGGCGGGCGGCTGCGATTATTCCAATCGCGTCGACCGCATGTGGTGCAAATGCGCCAATTGCTCTCGCCACTCTCCCACATCCACGAGTGTGCGCGCCCGACTTTTCCTTCGGGATCACCGGCAACGGTGCAGTTGTTCTCGTCGTTGTCTGGGCGTAGGTGTGCTAGGTCGCTCATGAGTATCGAGCCTCTTGCTGTTCGTTGACGGTCTTTTGCATTTCGAGCAACTCGATGTCGCGATAGACCGATTGCAGAATGTCGTGCAACGCTTTACCGTGCTGCGGTGAACCGCTCACGGTGGCGTGTGACATCGCACCGAAGAGGGTTGCGGCGAACCCTTTCTTTTGCATGATGCGCTCGTCTAAGTCGCTGCGTTGCCGCTCTTCTTTCATTGACGCGAAACTCATGCCGCTTCTGCCACCTGTGGATGAATGTCGATCACGATAGCAAGATACTTCTTCACCTGTCTATCCCACACGAGCGCAGGCACGACGCCGTTGTTCACCTCTGCGATGATTGCGCTCGCGGCAGCGATCACTACCGGATCACCCAGGCATAACAGCCAGTCGTTCGGCTTGAAGCCGCGTAGCTTCTCGCGCATCTTCATGATCGAGAGTTGCGGCGAGATCAACACCGGGCCGGATGGTAGGAGCACGTCGAGCGTGCCGAATTCGCGGGCCGCTGTCAGATCGTACTTATACACAAGCTCGTTGTAGACGTTGCGACGCATCGGATTCTGCGTGATGTAGACTTTGCCGGTTTTCATGGTGTGCCCTTTCTGGGACGGGTAGGAGTTGTTGATTATAGTTGAGAGGTGTTGATTCATGTCCATACGTGCGCAATCGCGTTTTGTAGGACTACTTCGCTGACATCCTGGGCGGACTTCAAACAGCGGACAACTTCTTCGTCGACGGTGTGTTGCGCGATCAGATCGTATACCTGCACCGTGCTCGCGCCGTCTGTTCTCGCGAGTCGGCTGATTGCCTGCAACCGCTCAAGATACGAATAGTCGTTACTGTAGAACACCATGTAAGAGGCGACGCCTTGTAAGCCGTCGAGCCCGGTGCCGCCTGACTTCTGCTGACCTACAAAGAAGCGACACGCGGCATCGTCGATGAACCGGCGCTTACTCGCGTCCTTCTCGCCCGATGTCATGCGCCCGTGATACTGAGTCACAGCCGCGTAACCGTAGACGCTTTCGAGCGTGTCGACGACGGTGTCGATCTCCGCAGAAAAGCGGCACCAGATCACGAGCTTCTCGCCTTCGCACTCCTGGGCGATTGCCAGGAGGTGCAGCACCTTCGGGTTTTCGTCCACGGGTGTGATGTGCTGGGCCTGCGGATCGTCGTCGCTGGGTGCAAAACCGCCCACAACCTGCGCGAGCCGAATGGCTAAGGCAAGCGCACCTTCGGCGGTGAGTTGCCCGCCTGGGGCCTGTGTGACTCCCCATCGAATCAACTCTTCATAGAGCGTCTGTTGATGCGGGTGCAGCGTCACGTAACGCGGGTCTTCGTTGACGATAGGCTCGGTGCCGTTGACATCGGCCAGCGAGAGAAACGCCGACATGCGTTCAAGCCGCTTGCGTAAGTCGCCGAGATTGCGATAGATAGGCCGGTCGAGATCGTCCTTCGCAACGATGGCAGGATAGATCGGATTGCCTTGCCTGTCGTGGCGCAAGCGTCCCTTCGCGTCGAGACTCTTCGTGATGTGCTGCACGAGCGGATTGTGCGGCGCGAGCATCAGCGCATAAGTCGACTTGAACGAAGCGAGCGATGCATGGCCTAAGCACGCATCAGCCATCAGTTCGAATTGCCCCCATGCAGAGAACGGATTTTGACGCAAGAGCGTGCCCGTTCCGATGCGCTTCACGCGGGCCATTCGCATCACCGGCTTGATTGCCTTGTAGATGTCGCTCTTCGGGTTGCTTGTGCGGTGGCTCTCGTCGTCGTCGCACATATAGCGCTTCACGCTTTGCAGTAGCGCGACGATCTTTTTCCCTCGTGGTGTTTGCAGTGCGTCGAAGCTCATTGTGAGAATGAGCATCGTGTCATCCTTCGGTGTTGCCAACACGATGCGCTCAAGTTGCGCGTAGGCTGTCTTGCTCATTTTCGAAAAATAATTACAGCACAGGGACGGTACTGCACAGTGTTTCGGCACAGCTTCTTCGATCCACTGCCGGTCGACACCGTCGGGTGAGATCACGAGCAACGCGTCGATGCGTCCGGCGAGAAAGTTAAGCGCAGCGGTATCGAGTCCGAGCTTGCTCTTGCCCGTGCCTGGGCGGCACAGGAATGCGAGCATCGGTCTATCCCACGTTGTTTCGATCACCTCACGCTGCTTGCCGCGTGGCTCGGTCTTGTACTTAAACTTCGCAGGGAATGGCGTCGGCAGCAATGACAGCATGAGGTGCTTTCTTCGGGTAGTGAAAGGCGCGCATCTGCACCGGAGTCATCCAACGTGTGTTCTCTGGCGTGTAGTGCTTCATCTTGTCCATGCGACACAGTCGCGTGTTCTTTGGACGCGTGCCCATGTCGACGCAGAAGTTCTCGAATGTCTGCCAGCGTTCGCACACTCTGATGCCCAGGGCACCGGCTGATTTATAGGCCGAGTGACTTCTGTTGGTGGTGCTGTAAATCATTCGCTGCCAGATGAAGTACAGCGGGTGCTTCGATATGCCGCCCTTCTTGTGCTTCTTCGAACAACCGCATGACTTGATTTTCTCGATGCGTAGGTAACGTCCTTGAATGACTTTGAATGTGCCGCACGTGCATTCACAAAGAAATGCGCGATTGCTGCCGATGTTCTCTGCACGGCGAATCACCGTGAGCTTGCCGATTCGTGTTCCGTTGGGTATGTCTACAGCGCGCACGTCGTAAGATGTGGAGTTGTTAGGCCAAGCATTAGGCCATGTGCTAGGAGATGTTGAGGTCATGTCAATGCAACGTCAGCGGGTGTGCATTGAGCACGAGAAACTCGTCGAGGCGTGCTTCGACTTCTTCAAGTTGCGGTGTCTTCGTGTGCCAGCTTTTTATCTGACGCATGAACACTCGGCGCATCTTGCCGGTGAGGTACGCGGTAACGTGATTTTCTTTGTCGACAACTTCGATGCCTTCACTGTGAAGGGCTCCGCTGCCGGTGAGAGCACACACGATGTAGTGCTCGTTCTCGAATAAACATTTGAGTTCCATTTCTGTCCTTTCTGGGTTTCGAATGGCTGACTGTAGCACAGAACCGGACTGATGAGGTGATTTTGCAATCCTGAAAATTAGGTGTAGAATCGACCTCCCAGCCTAAGCGCTGCCCCATCAGTATACCCAGAAAGGTCTTAGAAAGATGCCTGCCCTTGATGGCATAACTAACTCCATTGTCCTAGCAGAATTGTTCAAAGGACTCGGACCAGAAGAGAGAGCAATTCTCTGTTCTGTGCGCGGCAACCCTAGCGAAGCATCACCGATGTCATGGAGTCCTATCCCGTGGCGCGGCGGCGCATGTCCACTACATCATGACCGCAACAACTATGTCGCCATCAGTTCGTTTCGCGAAGTCGAAGGCCGCTTCAAGCGACGCATAGCGCAGTTTAGTCGAACGTGGTGCATCATGATTGATGATGTCAATACGAAGATCGACTATGACGCACTGCCGAAATCAGTGATGCCTACGCTAGTCGTTGAGACATCACCGGGCAATTTCCAATTCACTTATTTTCTCGACGAGCCGCAGACTAACGCGGATCACGTCGCTGACGCCATACGCGCCATTATCGAGAAGCTCACTGGCGGCGGCGTCGACCCAGGCATGGCCGGTGTCACGCGTGTGCTGCGCTTGCCTGAAGGCATCAACGGCAAGCCGCGTGACGGTGGACCGTGGCAATGCAAGGTGTGGCGGTGGCGTCCTGAAGTGCGCACGTCGTGGCAAGCATTGCGTGAAGAGTTCCATCTCTCTGAGCGCTATCGCAACTATGTCGAGCCGAATGACGGTGTGACGCAAGAGCGCATCCGATGCTTCAAGATCATGCGCGACGCAATTAAATTCCTGGGCCTTGTGAAGCACGCAACCGGCGGCGGTTGGATGGACATCACTTGCCCGTGGATCGAACACCACACCGCACGAGCGAACACCGGCACTGCCGTTGCACCGCCGATGAAGGCCAATGGATACATGGGCGGCTTCAAGTGCCATCACGGGCACTGTGAGGCTAAGAATTGGGGCGACTTAGAAACCTGGGTCGCTGATGAAGTCATTAGACAAGGCGAGCGCAGGCGCGGGCCTTTCTATGGAGAGAACGCATGAATCCGGACGATCTCAATGACATGGACGAACCAGCACGACGAGAGAAAGAACGACGAGAGAAAGCACAACCGAAAGAAAAACGCATCAAGGTCACTGCGCCTGATCTTACGGATCACGCGACAGCCGATGGTCTGGGTGTACTAGACACTGACCTCAAACACGCATTCATCAGCAAGTACGGTCACTTGTTTTGTAGAGATGACACTGACAAGGGCTCAGAGCTTTATGTGTACGATACAGAAACAGGTACATGGACAAATGATGATGTGAGAGGCACGATCAGTGCGTATGTGTCGACGATGTCGAAAGACATTATTCGAGATGAGTACGCTGCATTGAGTGCACAACTTCAAACAGCGACACCGGAAGAGAGAGATCGTCTCACGCGTGAGCACACACATCTAGGCAAGCTGATTCAACGATGGGGCAAAGCCAATACGATAGCCGCAATTGCGACGATGGTCTATAACCATCTGAAGACATTGCATTCATCTAAGCGAGTCACCATGAATCACAATCCATTGATATTGAATTGTGCTAATGGTGTGTTGGACCTTCGCACAGGTGAGTTACGTTGGCAGAAGCCATCGGATTATTTGACGAAGAGCACAGGCACCGTCTACGTGCCTGATGTCGATTACTCGTGGTGGGAGAAAGTAGTTCGACAGATTTGCGATGAGCAAGACGATATGTATGAGTTCTTGCATCAATGGATAGGCTACAGTCTTACCGGGTTGCGTAGAGATCACGGCATCATGATGATGGTAGGCAAGGGACGTAACGGTAAGAGCTTATTCATTGACGCAATAGCAAAGGCACTCGGCGCTTATGCATTCAAGTTGCCGCGTGGATTCGTTGACGGCAAGGCCAATGCAGACAACAACGAACAATATGCAATGGCAGGCTTGAACGGTGTTCGCTTTGCACATGGCTCTGAGACATCCGAAGGCGTCGATCTCAAGGCGGGCACGATCAAGGCAATCACTGGCGATGACACCATATCGGCACGTCACTCGCACAAAGACTTGAAGACATTCGAGGTCACTCACAAGATCACGGTTGCAACTAATCATAGGCCGGGCATACCGGCTGAAGACGATGCGATGTGGGCGCGTTTGTTTTTGTTTCCCACACCGGCACGCTTTGGTCCGCAAGATGAAGTCGACAACGGTGAGGCAAGGTATGTATGGGATCAACAATTGCTAGAGAAGTGCAAGACACCGGAGGGACGATCAGCGCTGTTGTTCTGGGCAGCGAAAGGCACAGTGAAGTATTTAGACAAGGGGCTCAAAGTACCGCAGACAGTGAAGAAACAAGTTGCGCTACACCGTAAGAACATGGACATCGTCGGCGCGTTCATTCAGGATTGCACTGAGTACATCGGAAAGGCAGAGATCGAGACGCTAGAGTCGTTCACTGGATCAGGCGGAAGTGCAGAAAAGCGTGCGACATGGAAAGCCATGAAGCCTTCTCAGAAGTGCGAAGTCGAGTGTGTGTTGTTCTGGAAGACCTATGTTCTATGGTGCAAGACAAACGGCGTTAACTACTGGAAGAATAAAATCAAGTTCGGTGAGTATCTCGCAAACACC